TACCTAGGCTATAGCCTGCTGACAGGGAATCCACCGGACTTACGGGGCGGTTTTGCCCTACACCTTGGATTGTATATCCCTTGGCCAAGTCAGCTTCGGCTTTTGGTACGAGCGACGGGGAACGATCCCGTAACTTACGGCTTAAAAGGCCGTTACTCTACCAATTGAGTTACGCTCGCATATGTAATATCTTCGCTTTGTCTTAATGACAAATTCTTAAGATATGCATCCATATATGATTCATTGTTTGTTTTTCTATATGGCAAACCATTATCTAAAACAAATGAAATGAATTCACAAACCTCTTCTTCTTCGTATGTTCTTAAATATTTGTTAATCGTATTAACACCCAGGCCGCAAATCGTTGCCCAGTCTCGTCCTGTATGGATTTCTCCATCAACCTCTAATAAAGTTGTTCCTTCTTTGTATTTTGAGTTGTCTTCTAAAGTAGTCCATCTACAATTATCTGGAGCATAATTTTTATTACTATTGATTCGATCAATCGTCAAATTGTCTTTATACCCATTTTTTAACGACCACTCCTCAAATAGTGAAGGAGAATGTAACCAATTAGAATCTATCTCTATGCCCTTGCCTCCATAGAAACGGTAATTTTTATCTTTTTTGTTATAACAACGATTTTTCATTCCTCGAAAGATGTTGCGAATACGTTTGTTCTTGATGTCTGTTCGAATATATTGATGACAACAAATTTTACACTTTCTTTTAAAATCCGATTTGCTTTGTATTACTTCTTTTCCGCAAACAGAGCACTCTCCTTTGTACAGAAGATGCCCATCTCTTCTGCGCTCGTTTGTAGGCTGCACATTAATGTAGATTCCGTACTCTAAATTCAAAACATCACCCGCAATTTTATTGATCAGCTTTCACTGTGGACCGGCATACCAAATTCGAATTGGCGATTCCAGCTTGGAAGGCTGGCGTGTTACCACTACACTAATGCCGGATATGGCGCGGGGCAGGAGTGCCGACCTCCTACACAGAGTCTCCTCTGCCTAACAGCTTTCAAGGCTGTCCTCTTTGCCAACTTTGAGTAGCCCCGCATTTCTCCACGTTGTTATAGACTGCGTGGACGCACTGTCTTGGCTTTTCAGCCATGGCTGGGATGGTTGGACTCGAACCAACGAATGCGGGAGTCAAAGTCCCGTGCCTTACCGCTTGGCTACACCCCAATATTTTCAAATTATTTTATCTTGTTGTTATGGATTATTTTATGTTGTTTGTCTTAAAAGAAAGGAGATCTTCTCTCCTCTCTTTTTATGTAAGCCCTTTCGGGCTCAGAAAAAGAACACTTGCTTATAAGATTGGAACTCGCTCAGACGCTCGTTCATCGTTGCGTTCACAAACGATTTGTTGCCCTTGATTCCCCAAATCGATACAACGTCCTCCGTTGTCAGCCGTCTTTCCTTTTCAATCTTCCACATGGAAAAATAGCGGCCGGAAAACCATATATCTTTATAGCTCATTTTGATCGGGCACAAAGCATTCGCTATAATGCTTGGAGTTACTGCTGTTTCTTTCGGACTCATAACAACTCGCTTCAAAAGATATCCTAAGTCCTCCAGATACATCTGCCTGATGCCTGCATTCGCTCTCGTGACATCTGTTGTGACCATATACGATCTAACAATGTCGAGCATCTCTGTTGGGATTTGCACGCCGGCTATGGTTTGTGCTGCTAAGTCAACATCTGTATTCAGCAATGCAACTGCGGGTCGGGTTTCAAATCCCATCCAAGCCAACGTGGCAGCCATCGGAGCCAGGTACCCATCATTTAGCGGCAGATAGCTGCCAACATGCTCAACAACAGCGTCTGGACCGGAATAACACTGTTTCTTAATTGCCTCTTCAATGTCAATGTCATCAAGCTGAATCGGATTAATTGCGGTTCCATGCACAGCCAGACCGGTCTCCATCCTCCATTTCAGATATGCATTGATGGTAACAACCTGAGTCTTAATATAAGACCTGTTGTAGTTTCCAAGGCCAGAAATGAATTCGGCTATAGTCTTCGTATCAAGCTCTCCGAAATCGCAATCATTTTCAATTTCGAGTTTCTCAAACGATTTTAGCAATGACTCTGCTCTGCTCAGTGCTCCGTTTGGAACAATGCCACTGGAAAGAAACCTTGTCTTGTTATCTTGCCAAGCAAGCAAGTCTTCCCTCTTCACTGTTACGACCGGGCTATCTTCGAACAAAGCCAGCATATTATCAATGAAGGTGGCATCACACCACTTAAGAGGAGTGATGCCGTACCACACCTTCATGATATCTTTCTTGTTGAGCACACCAGAGGATTCTGCTCTCTGGTACAAAAGATTGAGATCCTTCGTCGTACCGTTCTCGATAAGCTTTTTCAATCTGTCGATGGGCTTATCCATACCAATTCCTCCAGAAATCAAACTGCAAGATGCAAACGAACCGCATTGGCGACTCTGCTGTAATCCTCCGCATCTACCTGTCCAATATGCTCCAATAAACAACTTTTGTCAATAGGATGTACGTTTTCAGCAATAGCGATACTAGACTTGGCCAGCCCGTTGTCTTTGGTGGGTCGAATCAAAACGTGGGTTGGCATGTGGTTTCGCTTATAAATTCGACTCGTAAGAGGAACAACATGGACAATAGGACTATGCTTGTTTCCGCTGTTGTTCTGAGTAACAATAACAGGTCTCTTCCCGCCCTGGATATGCCCGTTATATGGCAGGTCAGCCAAATAAATATTGCCTGTACGGATCATCGATCCACCTCCTTCGTTTTTGGTATATCAATAATAACATATAATAATCTGCTTGTCAACAGATTTTTGCAAAAAAGATTATTTTATTTTATTTTATTTTGTATTATGCTGCCATCTGTCTGTAATGATAAATACGAATCGTTCCAGTGTTGTCGTCGGTAACTTCAAGAACATCATCATCAAGATGCCAGACACTATAATAAACCTTCATCCAGGCTCGATCTGCCATAAGCGTTATCTCTCGGCCGGGGTAATATTCCTTAATCGCGTTGAGACACTCCTTGCGATACTTCTGTTTAAACATCAAGCATTCTCCTTAAAATAAATTTGTCTAAGGATCTCCTGTTCCTCCGGTGTAACAGTCCCCCAGAACTCCTCTGTGAAATCATCTCTGGTACATCGAAGCAGAACTGTATTGCTAACGCAGGAAACAATCAACTTTGCGTAGATGCTCACATCAAAAACCATGTAAGAGTAGTCCCCTTGCTCTATGTAATTTGGAGTAAGGGTTAAACTGGAAATGGACAGATTACCAAATTCTTGGAAACTCATATCATCTCCCCTTTCTTGTCATTGACTTTTTCACAGCTGCGGAATAAAATAAAACCGTCAATAAACATCACCGTCCTTCGTATTTTTGGGCGCAAAAAGCTCACCATGCCAAGCACGGCCTTGCTTATTGTCCTTCGGGAACCGTTATCAACTTTGGTCGAGGGGATAACGGTTCCATTTTTATGTTTTATTATAGAACGCTTGTTCGTCAATGTCAATGGGTCTGCAAATTTCTCAAGTGTTTTATTACCATTATTATACGCCTCTGGAAGTATTATGGCAAAGTCCATTTATTGGTAAAATCAAACACCATCAATCTTCTTGAGGATTTTAATAGCCTCAATAACAGAGTCTTCATCGTCTGGATCAAGCGTATCGACAGCATCAATCAGCAAATCAAGGCTTTCTTCCGCAATTTGGTATCGTTCTGTCTCTTGCATGCTTTCCGGCATGTTGTCCATAGCCTCTTCCTCTTCGTCTGCTAACTCCTGGATATCGTCGGCCATAGCCTCGATATCCACATCCGGCAAATGAAGTTCCTTAATAATCTTTCTGATCCGTCTTCTTCTTTCGTTATTCATGTCGTCTCTCCTTATTGAATTTGTTTGACATCGTAGTAGAAGCAACGGTGTTTAACATCAATCTGTTTATCTGTATGGTAATGCCCAAAACACCACAGCTTATACGACAACTTATCTTCAATAACAGCCTCGAAGAAGTTCGTAAGCTTATCATGATTATACCACTTCTGGATCTGACTTTGAATAGAATCTGCTGCACAATGACTGATAACCAAATCAACTTTCCAGTTGTTGGCTTCCAGATTAGTCATTGCTTCTTCATACTCTTCATCGGAAGGCATTTCGTTTGCCCACCAACTATACCCCTCTCGCCGGCAATATTTGTCATGTGACTCTGCACCACCCATGGAAAACACTTTCAATCCATCGATAGTGTAAACTTGGCCGCGCATAAGATGGATCACGGAAGGCTGAATGAAATGAACCTTTCCACCGTTCCATGCTTCTACAGGATACTGACTGAGCGCATCATGGTTTTCGTGGTTGCCGTCCACAAACAAAGTTGTAAAATTTTTGTTTTCAAACCAGTCTTGCCACCAAAAATCATCCTTGTCACCGCTCCATACAATGCCCATGTCACCGCAAACAATGAGATAATCTTCTTTTGTGAGTTGTTTTTGTTCTGGCCACCACGCTGTATTAATCTTCGTGATGTCATGAGGACAATGAACATCACCCGTTATAAAAATCATAGATTCGCCTCTTTCTAAACGTAATCCACGCACCTATGCGGAGTTGCTTCTCCGTCCAATTTGGGTATTTGCGCTTTAAATTTGCTCGTATACATGCATAAGCAGCATACTGTTTATTTCTTTTTGTCTTCATCAAATTCAAGTTTGGTAAGCATTTTTCGACTATATATCGTGGTTTACAATACATTTATACACAATATATTGTTATCCATAACTTACCTGATCCTTATCTGCTCTCAGCTGCACAAAAACAGGAAATTGCAGACTTTCTGCACCAGTCTTCTTGTCGTAGGAGATCTCCTTATATTTGACCTCGGCGAGAACGCCGGTGTAAGCATCTTTGAATTCCCAGAAGAAACGCCGTTGCTCATCGGTCAAGCCAGTGCCGACACCAACTTCGTTTCCTTTGTAGTCCACAACCAAAGCGCCGGCTGTCCCTGCATACTTTCCACTTCCCTCTTCGACGCGAATGATAGGCAGATCCATCGTGTAGAAACGCTTCACTTTTAGGATGCCGGAGTGACGCTTACACTTATAAGGAACATCCAGGTTGACCATCAACCCTTCTTTGTCTTCCTTAACCATTCGGTCCAGCCACTCGTTGATCTGGCTTTGGTCATATCCGTGGTACAGATCCGGCAGCACGCTCACACTTTGGGCACCGGTTAACTCATTCTTCAGTCGGTCAAGTTGCTCGCGTCTTTCAAGATATGTCGCACTGCTCTCTCCACAATCGAATTCATACGCCGGCAATATATCAAAAATAGTAAAGCAAATCCGACTTTTATCTTCCTCGTCAGAGTTGATGATGCCGGTGGCGATGCGGAATGCCTCGTTATCGGACAGGTCGCCCTTGTCTTTCAAGGTCAATTCCCCGTCAAAAACCAAGTCTGGCCAGGAAGACAGCTCGTCCGCGATGTGATCGAGACCGGTGAAAGGCTCGCCGCTGCGGGCGATGAGTTGTCCTCGATAGTAGGTGCACCGGACTCCGTTCAGTTTCTGGGTTAGAGCGAACCAAGTCCCTTCTTTGAGAGGATGCTTCTCAATAGGGTACGCCTGTTGG